TGCACAAACAACGGGTAAAGGCATGGCGGCGACAAAGATTAAAAAACAAAATCTTGGACAGGCTGCTAGAAACAATGCTGGTGGCTTTCGTGGCAGCTTACCTAGTTTTCCTGATGACGCTGATAAGCCTACACCATCGGGGCCGATTGGATACGTATTTACCCTGATATTGTTTGTGTTGGTGTTTGCGCTAATGTTGCCGTTGGTATCGTTGCTGTATTTTGATACCCTCACTGTTAAGCGTGAAGCAAAACAGCAAATGGAAAAAGTGGAAAAGTTACGCAAACAAGTTGAAGAAAATGCCAAGCGAGAACCTAAACCCGAATGACACGTTTAGCAAAGTGCTGGCCTATGTGGACAGTCCTTTTAAGCTAATTGCCATATTGGTTATGGGCGTGGTTGCTTTTACGGGTTACTTTGTTTGGCAAAACCAAGAATTTTTAATTGGCGCGTACAAAGAAAACCAACGCTTGCCAAGCATTAACGAGGAACGGGTAGAAGATGCAGCGGGAATGCTATTTAAACAAACCACAGCGACTGTTGTGGCGGTGTTTAAGGTAAACCCTTTGTTTGGTACACGCGTGCTGCACAGGGCGTATACGCGTGATGGGCGGGATAAATCTGTTGAAGGGATAGACGTTGGCTTATTTACTTCCAATGCGGCAAACAACCACGATGTCATCAAGCTCATGGCAAACGAAACCCCGTGTGGAGAATACACAAAGCCACAATCAGAAGTTGGATTGTGGTACACGGCACAAGGCGTTGCCTACACTTGCCGCACATCAGTGCCACCTGAGTTATCCCGGTTTGTCGGGCAAATTACAGTTGGGTTCAAAAGTGAACCTGATGATTTAAGCGCAACAAAATCCATGATGGAAATTGCTGCAACCATGTTAACCAAAAGGAACCCGTGATGCTTACTTTGTTTTCTACTTTGATTTCTTTTCTGATGGGTGGCTTGCCCAAGTTGTTGGAATTCTTCCAAGACCGGGGCGACAAAAAACATGAACTAGCAATGGCGCAAGTACAGGTGCAGCGTGAATTGGAAATGCGTAAATTGGGCTTTGAAGCACAAGAGCGCGTGGAACACATCCACACTGAGCAAATAGAAATAGAAACAAAATCACAAGAAAAACAAGCATTAGTAAGCGCACAAGTGGCTGAAATGCAAGCACTGTACGCGCACGACACCGCGCTAAATGAAGGCACAAGCCAATGGATGAAGAACCTGCGTGCAAGCGTGCGCCCGGTAATTACTTATGGGTTTTTCTTTTTGCTGGTGGGCTTAGATGCTGCGTTGGCTTGGCACGGCTTTAATACCAATGTGCCGTTTAACGAAATGGCAGACCAACTGTGGGACAACGACACCCAAGCATTGTTTGCAAGCATCATAGCGTTCCACTTTGGTGGCAGGGCATTCGGTAAATGAACGTCAGCCCCAAGGCTATAGCCATGATTAAGCACCATGAGGGGGTGCGCCAAAAGCCGTATAAATGCCCTGCAAAGTTATGGACAGTAGGTGTGGGCCATGTGCTGTACCCAGAGCAAGGCAAACTGCCTATAAACCAGCGTGACGGGTTTGCGTTGCGGATTGAGGATTTCCGCATTTTTAGCATGGAAGAAGTTGATGCAATACTTAAGCGAGATTTACAACGCTTTGAACGCGGCGTGGAGCAGTTTTTACCCGTCAAACTTACCCAAAGCGAATTTGATGCTTGCGTCAGTTTTAGCTTTAATGTTGGTTTGGGCACATTACAGCGCAGCACCTTCCGTCAAAAAGTTTTGCGCGGCGATAAAGCGGGTGCTGCTGCGGAACTGCTTAAATATTGCATGGCTGGTGGGAAAATCCTCAAAGGGTTAGAAACACGGCGTAAAGATGAACGCGCTTTATTCTTGAACCCATAACAGAATTTGCACGCACAACCAAGCCACCACAATGGAAACGGCAGCACCTAAACAAAGTATTAAAAACAAACCAATCACATCACGCCTCTCATTTCCCAACCCAACAAAAAGTAATTCCATCGGGTAGTCATGTTCTGATTGGTGAACTTCTCACCGTCCCACACAAGTTCTGATTCAGCATAACCTTTGCCCGTCATGAGGGCTATAAATACTTTTCGTGCTTTCATGTGTTCTCCTTTAATTGATAATCTTTAAAAACAGATCCTTTGCTTGCATCGCCTTTCCAGCACTCTTTGACCCATCCTTTTGCGCCCGATTTATAGGTGCGCCAATGCCCTCTGACTTGATGCCTTCTTGGACTTGCGTGTGTGCCACCTTGGGGGTCGTTCTTAACCTTTGGCGGCTCAATCTCAATCGTGTGCCAATCAAATGTCAATGCTGATTTGCCTTTTGCCTGCCGCTTTTGATTTAGAAATGTGCGCTTTGGTGTTGCCCTATAGCCTTGCGCTTGTGCATTGATTTTGACCAACACAGCAAGCACCATACGATGTACAGGCTTTACATCATCAATCGTTATTTCTTTGTCTTTTTGGTAAATCTTAAACCCGTCATCAGTTGCCATGTAAGCATAAGGCGGGAAGTATTTTCCATGCCACATTGAACAGCCTCCAACGGTCACAGAACCCTCTCCCTTAAGCAACCATAGGGCAAAATCTTTCCCCGCTGTATCAAGGCCAACAATCCCCGTTCTTTTGGATGGAAGGTGCATTAAGAAATCTGCTGGCACTTTCATTTCAAGAGTGCTTTGCATTTGACCAACATCAAACCAAAGTGCGGTTTCTGGTTCTGGCGCAAATCTGACAGCTTTTTGCACAAGCGGTGTCATGCGTTCTTCTCCATAAGTTTTGCTTGCACTGCTAACGCAAATTCTTCATCTCCGGTATAGGCTAAGTTACAAAGGTAATCAAGGTCTTGCTCAGTCAGCCCTACCCATGTGCGCTGTGGTGGGGATGTGAAGAGGGGTTGCACAGGGTCGTTATCTAACGGCTTGTCGAAACAAAGATGCCGTTCTCCTATGCTGTCTGTTGATAACCACGCCACAGGCTCTTGCTCTGGCTGTGCCAAGGCTTCTTTGATGGATTCCATTGCTTGCACAATCTGTTGCACATGGTCATGCGCTTGACCCCACTCACAAGCCACCTTGCCTTTGTGCAACGCCTCAAGCGCCAGCTTCATTGCTTCAATTTGTTGTGGCGTCATGCTTGTCCCCTTGCTCGAATCGCAGCGGCCTTCATCTTCAAAACAGAAGCCCCAACTGCCATCAATGTTTCATACCAACCATGCTTTTCTTGCGCTTTGTTAAATGCCAAACCCATAGCCGTTTGTTCTTCTTCAGACCAAATTTTTAACTTCGGCCACACAAGTTCAGCACACGCCTCACGCTCTTTGGCAACAGCCATTTGCACCATGTTCTTGATTTGGGTTTCCAAAGACGCAAGCACTGCCTTTGCCGTTTCATCCACTGCCAAGCTGGGGTCAACCCAAATACCTTCTTTTGTGATTGTCATCACGGGCTTTGTCAATGCACTATCCAAAATTTGCATTTGTTTTAAGCTCATTTCAGCACCTCTTGTTCCAACACTTCCATAGCTTTTTCAATTTGTTCATACAGGTAGTCGGGCATTCGGTGATTGTCTGCAAATGACCATGATTCAACCGCTGACAACAGCTTGATGATTTGTAATGCTTGTTCTTTTGTCATAACCATTTCCTTGCTCTAATTGCTTGTGCGTTTTGTTGCAACAGGCTCCGCACGATTACTGAATTGCAAACCATAGCAACGGCATCCAACATCTCGGCACACGCCTCACGCTCTGCGGCAACAGCTTTGGCGGCATACCTACGCATTTGCTCTGCCGTGTAAACACTACCGATGTGCCGTCTGTCATGCGTGACATTTGTTTCTGCTGGCTTTGGTAAACGCATCATGTTTGTTCTCCAACAACCCATACAGCTTTACCGCCCGTAGGTTCAAATTCATCAAACTTCAAGCGGATGTACTGCTGGCCCGGCACACCAGCAGACTGCACACACCCTTGAATGCCCCAACTTTTGAGTTCTGTCACCACCACCATGCAAGCCCCAAACATTTCTTTGTCGGGGTGGACTTGCACAATGTCTCCAATTTTTACATCTTGTGTTGTCATAAAGATTCCTTGTATTTAAATTCCAACAACCAACCCATCAGCTTGATGGTGAGCCAGCGAGGTTTCTTGTAGCAGGGCCAATTAACCCCAATCCCGTTTACAGCGCCCGGGAGTAACCACCAACCTACCGCCTTGGGCTGATTAAAGAATGCGTATCTAGCCGCATCCGCTTGATGGTCGCTCATGCCTTCTCCTTCAGCGGACACCAAGCTGGCGTGGCCTCAAACTGCGCCCCGCATCCCCAAAGGATGTCGCCGTATGCAGGTCGGTTGTTATTTGGGTGACTGCAATACTTCCAACATTCGCCATGCCCACGATGATCTATTGCATAGGGGCAATCACGGCAGTCTGTGACTTCAATTTCAACTTTCATCGCTTCATCCCCCGAATAAACGCTGTGAAACTCTGAACAGTATCTCGACCAAAAGGCAAATTAAATTTGGTTTCCAATTCTTTGGCAATTTCTTCAATGGTTTCATTACGCACCATGTCGGTATAACTGCTGATGTTTTCCCATTCATTTTGTGCAGCAATTACTTGGTGCTTTCTTGACCCGTTAATCATCTTGTATTCCTTTACAGGGTTGTTTATCTGCTTTGGTGCGGGTTGGGTAGATTTGCTTGCATACTGTGCAATACCAAGCATTAGCCACCGCAACCCGCGTTCTGTCATCACAAACGCCAGCTTCGCGCACTGTCCATGCGTTTATTGGTCTTAAAGTATGTTCCAGCCCCATGCTATGCACTCCCACATTAATCGCGCAATAAAGCCAATCAGCGGTAGCCACAGCAAAATGGCAATAACTTTAAACAGCACGCCATTCCCTTTCAGAGCGTTTGGTTGAACTCATAACCAAGTTGCCAGTTAACGCAATCAACCCACGCTGTTGCATGATTTTTAGCCTACGCGACACTTGATTTTCGTTCAAGCCACTAAGCCTAGCAATCTCACTTTTGCCACCGGGCGATAGTTTTAATGCTTCCAAAATAACACGCTCATGCCTAGCAAGCATGGGTTCAGCTTGCACCGCTGCCATCTTGCTGGTTACGGGGTCAGTGCTGCGGAAAAGTTTATTGATAAATTGTTTTAATTGCATTTTTAATTCCTTAGTGTTCAGAATGGAATGTCATCATCCCTGTAACCTTGCACATCATCAGCGGGTTTTTCTTTGGTTCTGTCATACGGGTCATTTAGGTAGGCGTAGCCATTCCAATCAACGGGGATAACTGTCATGTGCAGCATTGGTCCATTCTTGCCTTCAAACACAGTGCCCAATTCTTTGTAGATGTTTTTCTTTTCGCCAGTTTTTTTATCAACGTAGTTGCCCACGATGGCGGTGATTACTTTGTGTGTCATTTTTTTCCTTTAAGTTGTTGGTTCATTTTGGTGAGCATTGTGCGGACATTGCTTGGCAGCTTTGACCACAACGCGGCTTTTTCATCTTGCTCAGTGATGCCCGTGTATTCATCGTATGCGCCAATTTCATCATCAGCGGTAAAGCGTTCGTTAATAGCGGCAACCACATCCATGATGACGTTTTGGCGTGTTGGTGGCAGCGCATCAAAAAAGCCTTGGGTGGGGCTAATGCGTGGCACAGGCTTGCTACTGGCAGCGTTGGCATCATCGTCCTCTGGGGCTAGCCCCGTGGCTGCTAACAACGACTGCCTACGCGCATAAGTACACGCACTGCCCATGCCATGCCCGTCTAACTTAACTGCTGGCATAAACAGTTTGCCACCGCTTAACTGTTCGCCGCTTTCGTGGATAAACAGCGTTTCGCAAATCACCCCACGTTCATGCTCATGGAACACTTGCATTAAGGCTATGCCATTGGCGTTTAACGCGTCTATGACAGCTTCTACGCACGCAGACAAATCAGCATACTTGCTGCGAAATGCCGGGTTTGTAGACGTTTTTAACGCTGGCCCAAATTGTTTTTGCGCTTGGACAAACGCTTTGCTGATAATTGCACTCATAGCACGCGCAGCAAGTTAATGCCGCCCTCCACAGTTTCATAGGTATAAGATTTTTTGCCCCAAATGCGGGTACAAAACGAACTAATTGACGAACAAAAAACACGTGCGTCATATTTGTCAAAAGAAACAAATTGCACTTCGCCCGGATTAATTTTTTCCAAAATTGGGCGAGCGTATTGCAAAACCTCACCATAAACATAATCACTGCGTTTTTGTCGTTTATTTTGTGGTTTTACTTTTAATTTACCAAGCGTTTCACCCGCAGGGGTTATTACCGCATACACGCAACCTAAGTTGTCCAGCATACGCAATGCTGTGCCAATGGCTTTGTCTTGTAGTGTCATTTGAGTCATTTTGATTCCTTGTAAATTAACTCAGTTTGCAGGGTTTTGATTTCTTCACGCGCATTGTCCAAGTGACCCTGTAACACTCGGATATGTGCTTCCAACATTTGGATGCGATAACTAAGCCTTTCCACAATGTCAATCTCGCCATCGCGGAAAAGTGTCTCGCTGGTTTGCTTTACGCTGTTGATGATGTAATCTGCGTTCATTCTGTGAACTCCAATGCTTGCAATTTGCTGATGCGGTCGTTTATTCCGGTAACTGTTTTTGTGAAATCTGCCATTACTTTTTGTTTTTGCTTTTCTAATACAGCAATTTGTTGTGCGCGGGGGTCATAGTTATTTGGCACATCAATTTCAATTTCTTGCTCACCAATGTATACCCTATGCTCTGAATCGTCTAATTTGATGGAAAAAACATCATATTTTTGAGCGTCATCCCAAGGGTATTGAGATTGATAAATATGAATTGTGGTTTTAATCTTCATTTCATGGTCTCCAAATTAAACAATCAAGCGCAACCACAATTAAGCCAATCAAGGCAATAACGCGAATGCACAAATCAGCGGTGGACAGCCGCACGCAATGAATCTCAATTGACGCGCCATATTCCATTGTTTTGGGAAAGGCTTCGTTCAGCGTGCGGGGATATTTACCATTGTGGTTAATCATTTTTGTTTTCTCCAATTTCTATTAAATGTTTCATCATTGCCAGCAATACGGCTTGGCGGTCGGCTTTGTCCAGTTCGTAGGTTACTTCCACGCTGCGTTTGAATTTGGCATCATCGTTAGCCACAAACGCAACCCAGTCATAAGTTTCATCTTCACCCACACTTAGGTCGCCTTCAAAGTAATCAAACCAAATTTCTACTTCAAAGAATTCCCAAGTGTTGGCGGTGCAGCAGTATTGAAAAGTGTTGTACATTTTTTTATAGGGGGCAAGCCCCCCACCTTTTATGCTGTCAGCAGTTCTTCCGCTTGGGTTTTAAGGCGGTTGCCATTGCCGAACCAAGCGTTATTCATACGGGTGTCTACGTTGTGCCCACGCTCATGGTCAACATACTGAGTAACAGCGTTCAGCAAGCCCCATTTAGTGCCGTACACGCCATGATTGTTTGCGCCTATACCTGCACCATCAAACAGTTCTAAAACGCGCTTAAACCCGCGTGATTCCTTAAAGGTGCTGGTTTGTGGGTTAAACGCAGCGGGGAACAACGTGTTGGTAAATTCACGGGCGTATTCGCTGCTAACACCTGCACGGGCCAATTTGCGGTATTTGTCCATCATGCCCTCAAAACCGCCAACAATCAGCCCCAAACGGTCGCGCATCAGGCTGGCATCAAAGTGTGCCCCGTGAGTTAAATTAACGCGGCTTGGCGCGGCTTCTGCGTCAGCAGCGGACAAAGTGTTATTGCACACCACCCGGATGCTGGTGAACTGCCCTATGGTGGCTGCTGTGCCATCAAAGCTGGTGGACAACAGCAAGTAACCGCGCACCGCGTCATCGTGCAGCACTACAGCTTCTTTGTTAACGTTAGCCAATGCCCAAATGCGTTTACCGCCCTTAATTGCACCAGCAACTTCCAAAGTAAAGCCAGCAGACTGCACCAGCGTGTTAAAGAAATCCAGCACGTCAGCGGGTTGGTGTACTTTGTAGCGGTCAGTAACCACGCCCAAAGGCGCGTTGGTGTCATTGCGATAGATAACCTTTTGGTTGGGAATTTCGCTGTAGTTTTGCCCGTCAAACGTGAACATGATGGGTTGCAGTTTGGCTTCCCAATCCAGCCCGGCTTCTTTGCGCCACACTTCAATGGGTGCGTTAGGGGTAAGCTGCTGCCCAAGGCCATGCCAAGGGGTATTACCCACAAAAGCGATTTCGTTTTTGCCTGTCAGCGCGTTGGTTTCAATCATGTGAGCCATTTCAATTTCCTTTAAATTTAAGTTGCCAACTTGTTGTTGGTGAATGAATTTTAAGCTAACTTAAATACCTAAGTAAAGTTGGGGTTTATTGTAATACTTTTATTTTAGGATATGTAAGCT